ACTGATCAAAACGTAAAACTTCTAATTTCATATTATGCGTCTAACGCATCACATAATAAAAACTCAGCTTTTTGTGCTGCTGTTGCTGCATCTAAATCTAAGTTAGCAGAGCTATCTCCAGCTCCATCTATATCTACAGGTGCAAACATTGCTTCTCCAGGTTTAAGATCAGCAATAATGTCGCCATCTGGTTTTACAGATATAGCATAATCTGTATCTACATTTTTAATAAATGCATACACACGATCTTTATTATGTAAAGCTATATTAATTGTATCATCACTTGTTCCAACTAATACTTGACCTGAAGTAATCGCTTGACCTGAAGTATGCGATGTAGAAGTAAAGTTTGGAGCAAATGAAAATACTACGCTTCCGTTTTGATCAGTTAATGTAAAACTTCCACTAACTACTACATTTGATGATAATGTTGCCATAAATATATTTTTTAAGCTGCAGAGTCTATTTCAACAGCAAAGTATTCTACTGTAACAGCAGCAGTGTTTGCACGTGCTGTTGTCGTTCCTGTACCTCTAATTATAGTAAACAAAAATTCACCTGGTTCTAATACGCCAATAATATCATTGTCGCTACTAGCCCCATCATAAACTGTAACATAATTAGTGTCATCTAAATTTCTTACCATAACAGCTCTACCGTGTCCAGGCGCAGCCATAATTTCAGCATCTGAACCAGTTGCTACATCAATACGTCCTGATGCGATTTGATCTACACCAGTAATATTTAATGTAAATGACTGTGACGCAGTAGATGAAAATCCAGTAGCAGATGATGCCGTCATCGTTAAGCTGCCATTAAATGTATAATTTTGAGCCATTTTAATTTAATTTAAATTATTTTACAAATATAATAAATTTTAATAACCTGTACCACCTCCACTAGAAGTAGTATTTTGTTGCATTTGATATGGTGCTAAACCTTCATTATTTTGATTATTTTGTTGAAAACCTGATGATGGTGTAGCTGCCGCACCATGTGTAGTACCACCCATATACCCTGTGGTACCTTGGTATATATGTGTATGATATCCTGTTAAACCAACAGAAGCTGCATAGTCTAATGCCTCTTGCACTGTAGAATATAATGGTACACCATCTATTGTTGTTAATACTGCCATATTATAATAATTTTAATTCGTGACATTTTTCATATTCTTCCAACTCACAATAATATTCAATCATGCTATCTATTAATAAATTCCAATATTCATCATTTTCTAACATGTCAGGATCAAATGCTAAATAAATTGGATGCTCTTGCTTTAAAAAAATATTATCTAAAGAATCATTTTCTACGATAATAGCATAAGCATTATCCATAGCTAATTTAAGTTCATCTTTATTTGTGTTGTTCATTTAATCTTGACATTCTTGCACCACAACAGCACATATTTTTATCAGCTATCTGTCCACGATATCTCATACCATGTTCAGCTTTTTTCTTTTTATATCTACTAACCCTGCCTTTTGTATTTTTTTCTTTTTGTGCCCTTGCTCTTTCAGACTTTGATAACTCTGACCAAGTAGAAGGCGTATCTTTACTTATACGTTTTGTAGGACGAAAAGTATTTTCACCCTTACTATAATCTTTATTACCACGCGGTGTACGCCAATCTTCTTTAAACCATCGTTTAAGAGCTAAACCTTTTTTTGTTTTACGTACAGCCATATTAATCGTGTTGAAACCTCATACCTTCTGCGGCTTTCTTTTTCTTTGATTTATTTCCCCAGTTTGCAGCTCCAACTTTACGACACTTAGCCATTGCACCACTTCTGTATGCAGATGTCTTAGGACCGTAACGAGCTACAACTTTATGATA